AGGACGCCTTCTCTCCGGAAGTAAGTCCCTTGGACTGATTAAATCTTGCCATCGCATTTCTAACTCTATTACAAGTATCGAGAGGGAACTTTCTTTTTCCCGGAACGCCAAATGCGCTATCAGGGAGGGCCTTTCTCTTACTGCCTAGGGGCGCGGCCTCTTCCGTGTTCTCCTCTTCTAGGGAAGCAACTACTCTCTTCCATTCTCGCTTGAATACTTGATTGATCCAGTCAGTGCTGGCTGTAACGGTAGGAAGATTAACAAAAGCATCCGTAATGTTGTACTTCGAAGCGGCAATAGTTAGGTTATGTAGAAGAGTAGTCTGCTCAGCGGGGGTAAGATCTCCCTTTAGCTGATCATATGTGTTGATTACCTGCTCTGCCTGCTCCTTGGTATTAATAGGGAACATCTGCTTCGCGGGGAGCCCAAATTCTACACCCTCAATTGTGGATAGCGAAGCAAACTTATTGTCTGTCGAGGCGCACGGCGCGTCGACGGCTTCGTCTCCCTCACCGTACTCATAAACTTCCTGTGGTAAAGCATGACCAAAGTGGCGAGAAACATACTCCTTGCCCTTATAGTCTTTAACCACATAGCCCGATACCTCATGGGAATGGGACTCATCACCATACCCCGCGATAGAAGTATTACCATTTCCTTCCATATCAAGGGTCGCTAGGTGAGTATGGCTGTCGAGGGGGTCGGGAGTAGTCATTGCTACCTTTCCGTGAAGATGGGCAGCTAGCTCCTCCTTTTCCTTGACGGTAAGTACCGAAGCGGTCTCGGATGCCATGCGAGTATCTTTGTTTAGAGGAATGCACTCTCTCAATACAAAGTCAAACATCATGTCGGGCGGGCAGTCGTGATTAACAGTATCACGCCTTCCCTCTGGTTGCATCTGAACGATTTCGGGGTGACCGCCCATTCCAGGTGCGGCAGCATCCTCTTCGTTCTCTTCGTCAGCGGCATCGTCGGTGTTCTCCACCTCTGCCTCTTCTAGACTAACGCAGCGTCGCTGAATAAAAGAAAAAACCGTGCCTTCGGCACAGCTTTCTGGTGTATCCATCTCTTCTGCATCAACGGCGATCTCTGTATTAGCGGATGCCAGTTGCTGATCATCGTCTTCACGAACGACTTCGCCTCTCCATTCGGGGCCCTGATCGTCGTTTAGACTTCTGGTATATGCCGTATGATCTTGCCCACCTATTGGTAGACAACGACCACTTGCTGGATCACGTCGGTGCCCTTCGGGACAATCCTCACCAACTGTGATAGCAAACTCCCTTACTTCTTTAATAAAGGAAGCGGCCTCTGTTAAGCTTTCTAGCTTCTCATTGTCCTTAGTCATGGTTTTCTAACCTCCTCCTCTTGGATTCCTATTTCTAGGCTTCTTGCGTGGACTAGTTTTCGGCGTGGCCTTTTTGGGCGTCTTCGCCGGGGCCCCGCGGGGCCTTCCTTCGCTCGGGGTTCCCTTAGGGGTCCTCTGCGTTTTCTGAATATTTTCTTGAACCATCTTTTCGATGTTCTTCTGGAATTCGGTAAGGTCCTTCTTAGTAACCGTGGTATCCTTACCACTTGGTGTAGTATCTTGCTCCACTGGCGGCGTTGCCGACGGCAGTGCCTTTGGATTATAAGGCGAGCCAATAATACCAAGAATTCCGGCCTGGACGAGCGCAGCCTCTTGCTTCATATTAGCAAGTTCTGTATTGAAGTCCATGCCAAGCTTCTCGATACCCGTCTCGTAGGAAATAATTCGACGATCTATCATGCCCTGAACGACGCTCATCATCATGATCTCGTCCTTAAGAGCGTTCTCGTCAAAGCGCACTATTGGGTATCTATCAAAGCCCATTGCGAGGGCTACTTCCTCGTACTCGTCATTAATCCAACGTCGAACACATCGACGTGCGTAGTTAACTTCCTCTGAGAAGGCCTTGGAGGCCAGCTCAACGGATTTGGCGTTTCCTTGCAGGGTTCCATCTAAGAGGGCCCGGGTAACTCCATAGGACTGGCTTAGGTCATCATTTACCTGCGCAAATTTCTCTTGTCCTAGAACTTTGTCTATCTCTGGAAAAGTAACCTTCTCAATGTCTAGGGTATGGTTCCAGACAATATCAAAACTCTTGCTGGGGGTGTCAAATAATGCTGCGACAGTCTCCAACTCTGTTTGACTGGTAACCGGGTGTTGATCATTACCAATGGTGATCTTAAGAATATAGTTAGTAATTCCGTCCAGAGTAGAATAGTCTGCCTTCTGTAGGCTGTCCTTATACTTTAAGGAGTCCAGGGCACGAGAGAGCCTGGGGAGAGGATACCTCTCATAATCCTGCCTACGATAGTCACACTTACCAACTAACTCTCTTGGTAGTTTGACAGGCTTATTCTTCTGAATTTGATCCTTAAGCTCCTTGGGGAGCTTAGAAAGAAAGGAGCGCTGCTCCGGAGAAGCCTTCGCCGCATTTTTTAACAACTCACGTACTTCGGTGAACGCCTCTGGCTTAAGAAGAGTCTCTGTCTGGTCGAACATCAAAGGTCCTTCGATGACAACCATGGACGGATTAAGAATGGTGTAGTTTAAGGGCACAAAAGACTTAGACCAAACCTTCTTGGCCGCCGCGAACTCCTTGTCTGCCATAATCTTCTGCATATCAGAAGTGGTCTTGAAAGCATTAGCGGCATTTTTTTGATTCACAATCTGCTGGAAATTTTCCGGCTTTAGTTTTGGATCAAACTTGCCTACAGTCTTAAAGGTTCTTACCATTCCTACTCTAAAGAAATCGAAGAAAATCTTCTCTACGGTCTCCTGAAAATCTATCTCATCATTCCAGGTATCGTAAAACAACTTAATATCTGGATCATCAACGTCATTCTTGAAACCCTTAGAAGCAAAGTTGGTGAGAGTATCAATTACGGTGCCGTACTGGCCGGCCGTCTTATATAGATCTATGGCCTGCTGATAGACCCGCTGGGGCTGGATCTTGAGAACTCCAGGGCGCAGCTCGTCTAGGTGGTCAAGGTCTACTCTTCGTGTGAAGTCTCGGGTGATTACACGCCCGCCCTCATGGTATCTGAGGGGGCTGGGCTGCCCATCTTTGCCTGTCAAAAAAGCAAGTTCTTTTGCGGGACGTCCCCTTTCCCCAACATCGATTTCTAATTCGTGAACTCCCTCTCTTACTTCTTCGTGAGATAGAACTTCAGAATTTTTGAGACCTTTATTTAAGTCATCTTTTACTTTATCGGCCATTCACCTATCTCCTATCTCTTTGGTTTCGGCTTGGGAGTTAGGACCGCTGCGGGGCTTGTAAGAACCCTTCTTGTCCGCCCGGTGGCGCGGTCCAACATTTTTTTCTTATACTCATCTGGGTCCCGAAGCATGTCCAACTTGTCTTGCATGGCTTCGGGAATGGTGTCTTGCATCTCCTGAATGCGCTGATACCCGGTGGCAAGTCCAGGGGCGGAGCGAACTTTTCTAGGCGTTATTACCCCCGCGTGGTGGATTTCGCTGTCTGGGATCGATTCGGCCCAGAGAAAATCATAGATCCCCCGGGCAGCTAACATAAAGGCCGTATACAAGTCCTTCTTTTGAAGACCGTGGCCCGCGCCCTTAGGAACGTCAAAGTGAATCTTACCAGTGGGAGTTTCACTAATAATAATAGTTTGCATCTGCTGAAGCATTCGGGTAATGGTTGTCCACGACTCCTCATCAGCTGCTCGTGGCTCGTCTGCTTTGGGAGGGGCCGGAAAAAGAATTTCTCGGCGCTCTAATAACCTCAAAGCTGCAAAGTTGGAATCAGAAATAAACTCTGTTCCAAAATTGCACATGGTCAGAACGTGTCGTCCTGTTTTTTGCTGGTGAGCTTCGTCCTCGGCGTCCAAAATAGGACCCCCGGGAAGACCTCGGTGGTTCTCTGCTAAAATGTCCTTAATGGCCATGCCTCCGCCGCCTGCATCCATATAAATGGATTGAACATTGAAGGCCATGCAGAGATCTTCTAGAACTGCTGCCATTTTAGGGAATGTTTCTTTCTGGTATTCGAGTGCGTGGACCACGCGGGCGGGATTAGAGATTTCAACAATTACAATCGCGAAGGAGTCTTCACTTCGGGCAGGATCTACACCTAAAATATAACTTTTTCCGGAGGTTCCTGCAACCTGAGGAGCGTAGTCTTTGTCTTTACATGATTCTAAAAGTGAGGCTTTGTAGAACCCGTCTGTATCCGGGATAAAGGCCGCCTCATACTCCATACTAAATTCGAGACTGGACATTTCCTTCCTTGCGGAAGTAATGTTATCGTCGTCCAAGAATCCCTCGGGGAGAAGCTCGTAAGGGATTCTGAAAACAGCATACTTATCATTTCCACTAAACATTTCTTTCTTGTACACAGTATATAAATCGTACATGTGATTGAAGGTGAAATACCCGGAAGAAGTAATTAGAATTTGATTGGCTGCTCTCTTACCATCAAGGTCGTCCTCGGCGATCAGTCCGGCTTCCAACAGCTCCCGCTCTCTTTGGAGTCTCTCGACATTCTCCATGGGATCAGCTACGGTCGCTGCCATAGGACGGATAACCATATTAAAGATCTCTTCGGGAATGTGGGGAAACTCATCGCAGATGATAGAAAAAAAGCGGGATCCACGGATCTTAGTACCATCTCCCAATGGAACTGCTTGTATCTTTGATCCTGGACGTCCCGCTACTGATTTGAACTCTATATAACAATTGTCAGATTGGTGGGTGGGCTTTTTAATTGTGGCATTTTGAAAGATAGGTGATCGTTTCCAGAGTCTATCACACTCGTCAAACATGAATTTAGACTGTCTGAAAGTAGGTGCAAGTAGGCCAACCCGATGTCCCGGATACAACATACACTTCAAGCAAGCAAATACTCCATTAAGGAAAGTTTTACCAGATCCACGGCACATAATGGACATGACGTAGTTCTTATTCCACATAGCCCGCAAGACTACCTTTTGTATGTCTGCAAGTTTGATATTCAAAAGGTCTTCTGCGGCTATCTCAGGATATTCGCGATAGAAGTCTATTAGTTGTTGTGATTGGGATAAAAATTCTGGTTCGTCTATCTGCATTAAAAGTTATCTTCTCTTATGACCTTTTTAAGCTTCTCGTCTGTTTCTTTGTTTTCCTCAAGAAGTCTTTCAACTCGCTGCTTCTCCACTTGTTTCTGTTCATTATCGTAATTGACTACAAGATCAACAATGGTGATTTCGCGAGCGTGGCGGTCATCTTTTCGATCAGTCCTTCGTGCAGCTAGGTTTTCTTTTGCGGTTTGTTTGCGCTTATAGATTTTTTCAAGCGCTTGGTTGGAATGAATCATCGCGGCTGGATCATTTTTGGTTGCTTTTAGAATGCGCATTTCCAAAATGTCAGATTTAGCGATCTCGAAGATATCATCAGCATCCGAGGCGGTGGGCTCTTCGTTTTTGAAATCAGATAAGTACTGTACTACTATACCTGTAAACCGCCTTTTCTCCTCAGTAGTGAACACTCCCCGCTCTGGTATGAGCTTTTTTACCATTTCAGGACTGAGTTTTCGGCCTCTAACAATTTCCTGGGCCTGAAGTGTGCCGTCGTCCCCATGTTCGTCGGCAACGACCTCAGGAATTACAAATTCATCTTCTTTCTTCTGGTATTGTCTTAAGTTCTTGCGGCTATTGGGGTTGTTGTAGTTCTTAGATTTAGGATCAGCCTTAGCTTTTGCTTTTAATTCCTCCGCATCTACTTTAGGGATTTCAGTCTCATCCGTCATGTCCTTAGTCCTTTCCGAACGCAACTATAGGGGAAGGTGTAGCCTAATCCACCCTCCATAAATATGACCAGTAAGTTAATTAACTATTGGTACTAATGAAATTTGCGCAGGTATCTCATCGTGTCGATGACCGCGATGACTGCGTCTTCTTGCGCGTAGAAGGAACTACTCGCGTATTGGTACGAAAGAGACCCTGCGTATTTGTCAATATCTTCCGACTCAATGTACCTTGTGATGTCTTCTATTTCCTTGTCGGACTTAACGTCACGGAGCGCCATAAGGAGCGCTGTCTCGTTCTCTTCGAAAAACTCTTCGTGGTCCGGGTAATTTGCCTTTAATTCCGCTAACCTATCCAAACAGCGGTTGTCGAGGTACAACACGTCGCGGGCGGCTTCGCGATCAAACGAGAGTTCGGAAAGTTTGGCCCGGTGCTCGGCGGATTTCTCTCGGCCCTTCATAGACTCGCTAATCTTGCGACGCGTCTCGGTGCTCTGTTGGAGGCCCTGGTGGGCTTCTTTAATTTTCCGCTTAGTGTCCTCAGAATGATGATAACCTGGAGAACGTCCGGGGGGTTTCTCTTCCATTTTAGATATCCTGAACCTCGATATTCTGAAGCTCGCTCTTACGCTCCACCTCAGTGTCTGTATAAGACATTTCGACAGGGCTTCCTAACAAAGTGGCATGTACCATTACTTTGATATTCTCGCCCTTGACACCGGTCACCTTGGCGTCAAAGCCCTTGAAAGGACCATGCAGCAGGGTAACCACGTCTCCCTTCTTAAAGCGGCTGGCCTTAATTTCGGACAGCAGCTTTCCCTGGGCTGCGCGCATTTCGTCGATCTCGTGCTGCTCACAAGGGCCAGCGTAGGTGGTTATCTGGGGATATTTGCTTAACTTGTGGAATACTTCCGGGTGGTTATCGTATCTCAGAAAGAGGTAACCTTCGTAGAGAGGCCGGTCCTTCGTAACCGTACCACGTTTGGTAGTATATTCCTTTTTGATCTGGGGATAGAAGTACTTATCTATCTCCGGGCAGTTGGCCTGAATGAAATCAATGACATAGGAGATTCTGTTTCGCTTAATTACCCAAGAATGCCACTTTTTCTGGTCCGCCATGATGATTGTCTCCTTTTCTCATCTATTTCAATTATAAGCGGTTTTTCGAAATTATGCAAGCCCTATTGGCCTTTTTTCTTTTCCTTCTCGCGTTCTTCTTTCATTCTTAGAATATCGGACGCTGTGGCAAACATGCCGGGGGTGAAGTCTCTGTCTCCCCTTTTTATTGCTTCGGGATTAATAACCTTCGTAGACTTCTTACACCCTCCGCAGAGCTTCGCGTAAGTATACTCTGTACCATAGCTTTCATACCCGCACTCAGAACATTCGAGCGGCACATCTGAACGATGAGAACGTACCACACTCTTTTTGGGGAAGGTAAAGGGAAGTCGGTCTAGGATATGCTTGTTCTTGTCGTTGTGCTCATGGATCATATCCTTGTACTTCTTGCTTCCCATCTCCTGTTCGAGCGGGGACTGTCTCTGTACCGACCCAGGGGCCAGCTCCGAGTGGCTATCGGCCAGGTGTCCGGGTAAAGAGGAGGACGGCTTGTCGGACGCATCCTTAGCCATCTTAGAGACTTCTCTCCGGACGGCATCTACATTAACGCTTGTCTTTTTCTTGGTCTTGTTTTTCTTGGGCATTAGTGGGTCCTATACAATGTTCACAGTAACCGATTCTCGGCCATGTGGGGTTCTTAGATAACGGGACGCGCTTAGTAACGGGGACGCCTGCGTTGAAGAGGTGCTTTGACCTTTTCTCCCATCTAAAGTTCCTACCGCCCCCTGGATCTCTCTGTCTTGAGGAGGATAGTTAATAGAGGTGTCCGCAATAATTCCCATAACATTGTCCGTCCTAGAAGTAACCTGAACAGTAACGTCCATCGGACCTAACGCTCGGTCAGAAGGGATGGGATAAGAGAAAACAAAAGTAAAGTTCTTGGTGGATGCCTGCGCACTTCGATCCAGCTCTCGATGTATAAAAGGCTGACCATCAATAAAAAGGGTGGCTCCCATCAAGCTGGATATGTGACTTGAGGGCGCACTCACGGTGATAGTGTCCCCGGGGGAGAAGGTGGCTCCAGGAGCGGGACTGCTGATACTGGTGCTTGGAAAAACAGCGGCGAAATCGGTCGCGAGCAGGATGCCCCTGTCTATTTCCTTCTGGGCATCGAGGGCCGCTGTATCCACCGACCTGTTGGGAAGAGCTGGTCGGAGATCTTTAGGCTTTTGCAAGGAGC